GCTCAGATATAAGCGGACAGCGAGCTATATGGAAGAAGTCCAGATGTGGGCGATCAATTACAATATGCAGATTTAGAGGTATATGAGCATGAGCACAAAGAAGAACAAATACCATTATGACGTGAAAAACTGCTATCGCTTCAAGGGCACAAGAAACGATGACGGAACGATCACATATTCAGAGACTCCGGTAAGGGAACCGGGCCTCAGATCCTTCGAGGCGGAAGCCCAGGGGGATTTGACAGTTATCCGTGCTGACGGCATCGATTATATCGTAGCCGCGAACAATGCAGGATATGACATCACGCTCAATTTCGTGAAGGTCTCCGACGCGTTCAAGGTCGACCAGCTCGGCGAAGTCGTGGATCCGGCGACGGGTATCCAGTACGAGGACGCCAATGCGACACCGGCTCCGTTCGCTCTGGTAGGCGAGTTCAAGGGAGATGTTGAAGGAATCCGCTGGATTTATTACAACGTGACCGCAAACCGAGCGAACGACGCAGGCGACAATAAAGACAACCAGAAAGAGCCGGATGAGGAGAGCATCACTTGCAAGGCCAGCCCGCTCCCGGTCACGATCGACGGAGAAGATCATGAGATCGTAAAGGCTGCTATCACGAAGTCCATGAATGCGGAGACGTGGGGCGCATGGTTCACGGCAGTCACACTTCCGGGCGGAGCAGCTGAACAGACAGAGCCATCTGAACAGACAGAGCCCTGACAAGGAGAGGATTACAGATGGTAAAAACGATTGAGATAGAAGGCAAAGTAATCGTGTTCAAAGCATCGGCATTTTCGCCGATCCAGTACAACACGATCTTTCCGGGGCATGACTTCATGAAGGATATGTCGGTGCTGGAAACAGCGGCAGAGAACATGGAGAAAGATGAGAACGGAGACACGGTGATAAGCGTTTCGACGCTTCCAATGGAAGTGTATGAGTACTTTGTGAAAATTGCGTATCTGTTCGCTTATCAGGGACTGGCCCCGACGCCGAGGCTGACGCAGGAGCAGATAGAGTTCAGGGAGAAGTATCCGGATCCGTGGGAATGGATAGATACATTCGACACGTTCTCCATCTACCAGATTCTGCCGGAGATCATGGAACTCTGGAACATAAATGAGAAGCAGGCAGCAAAAGCAAAAAAAAGCAACCCCATACCACCAGAGAAGTGATAACGGCAACGTATCTACTCAGATGCAAGCAGCTCGGACTATCCGCTGACGAAATGGACCTTATGTCCACAGGGATGGTATGGGATCTAATAACGGAATCGGCCAACGATTCGTATGATTATCCAATTAAGGCCGGACAGAAAGAGTATCACGCTTTTTTGACAGGAGGATAAGGCCGCACATGCGGCCTTGTTTATTTTATGGCAAGACGAAATATAAAAGGAATCACTGTCGAGATAAACGGCTCGACGACAGGTCTCGACAAGGCACTGTCCGGTGTCAACTCGAAATTATCCAATGTCCAGAAGTCCCTCAAGGATACAGACAGGCTCCTGAAACTCGATCCGGGGAACACGGACCTTGTAGCGCAGAAACAGAGACTGCTCGCTGACAACATAACGAACACGAAGGAAAAGCTTGCATCTCTTACGGAAGCGCAGAAGCAGGCAAAAGAACAGTTGGAGAGCGGAACGCTCGGGCAGGATAAGTATGACGCACTGCAAAGAGAGATCATCGAGACGGAGCAGGAGCTGAAGAAACTGCAGAACGAGGCCGCTGTAACAAACGAGAAGATTGCCGCTCTTGATGCGACAGGTTCGAAGCTGGAAAAGGTCGGTGGAGCTATAACCGGAGCAGGACAGAAAATGATGGGCGTCACGACGGTTGTTGCAGGAGTAGGAGCGGCAGCGGTCAAGACAACGGCAGACTTCGACAGCTCCATGAGCAACGTAGCAGCTATATCCGGAGCGACAGGGGATGATATAGATAAGCTCCGTGGAAAAGCGCGGGAAATGGGCGCACAGACGAAGTTTTCCGCATCTGAGGCGGCTGATGCCATGTCTTACATGGCGATGGCGGGTTGGAAGACAAATGACATGCTCGACGGTATCGACGGCGTCATGAATCTTGCAGCGGCATCGGGAGAAGACCTTGCAACGACATCCGACATCGTAACGGATGCCCTGACAGCGTTCGGTCTCAAAGCGGGAGATTCCGGGCATTTCGCGGACATTCTGGCGGCGGCCTCATCGAACGCGAACACGAACGTCTCCATGATGGGCGAGACCTTCAAGTATGCGGCTCCGGTAGCCGGCGCTCTCGGATTCTCGGCAGAAGATACGGCGGAAGCAATCGGACTTATGGCGAATGCGGGCATAAAGAGCTCTCAGGCCGGTACGTCGCTCAGATCAATCATGAACGAGCTGGCGGGAGCTGCAAAGGACGGCGGGCTTGCGATCGGAGACACGACGGTAGCGGTCACGAATGCTGACGGCTCCATGAGAGACCTGTCCGACATCCTGGCTGACTGCCGTGGTGCATTCTCGAATCTCAGCGAAGCAGAGCAGGCAAGTACGGCAAAGTCGATCGCGGGAAAGAATGCAATGTCCGGATTTCTGGCACTCATGAATGCGTCTCAGGACGATGTCGACAAGCTGTCATCCGCAATCGACAGCTGTTCTGATACATTCGTCAAAACAACGGACGGCGCGATTATACCGATGTCTCAGGCGCTCGAAGAGGGAAAAAAATGGACTGAGGAATATCAGGGCGAATCCGCACGCATGGCGGCGGTCATGCAGGACAACCTCGGCGGACAGCTGACAATCCTGAAGTCACAGCTTCAGGAACTCGCAATTTCCTTTGGAGAAATCCTGATGCCGACAGTGAGGAACATAGTCTCTGCCGTACAGGGATTTGTGGACAAGCTGAACGGCATGTCAGACGCACAGAAAAGAACGATCACGACGATAGCGATAATCGTGGCGGCGATAGGTCCGGTGTTAATTGTGATCGGTACGGTGATCACAAAGATAGGCGCGTGCATGAAGGCGGTCAGCACCTTGATGGCCACTGTCGGAAAGCTGAAAGTCGCTCTCGCGAGCGGTGAAGGCGCTCTCGGAAGTCTCGGCACGGCGCTCACGACGATAGGCGCAGGTCCGATCCTGGCGGTCATAGCAGCAATCGGTCTCCTGATCGGCGCGTTCGTCTCCCTCTGGAAGAACAACGAGGACTTCCGGAACAATATCATTGCAACATGGAATCAGATAAAAGAGACAATAGCCGGATTCATTGGCGGAATCGCGCAGCGTCTTGCGGGCATCGGAATCACGTTCGAATCGGTCACGGGTGCAATCAAGACCGTATGGGACGGGTTCTGTAGTTTTATGGCTCCTGTATTCGAGACGGCGTTCTCGATCATAGCTACCATCCTGCAGACAGTGTGTGACGCGATTCTCGGAATCCTGGATTTCTTCATTGGTATCTTTACCGGAAACTGGGAGCAGGCCTGGACAGGCGTCAAGGAGTTCTTCGGATCCATCTGGCAAGGCATAAAGGATATCTTTGGCCCGATACTGGAAGGCATCAAGGAAACTGCAACGACAATATGGACGGCAATCAGCGACAAGATAAAAGAAATCCTGACGGCGATACATGATTTCTTTGCCGAGAAATGGGAAGCGATAAAGACGAAGGTCTCGGATGCTATCGGCAACATAAAAGAGACACTGTCATCCGGAATAGAGACTGCGAAGGAAACACTCAGTAGTACGCTCGATGCAATACATGATAAGTTCTCGGAAATCTGGGAAGGCGCGAAGAGTATTGTTTCCGGAGCAATCGAGTACATCAAAGGGCTGTTCGATTTTGATTGGCATCTTCCGGACATTGCGCTCCCGCATTTTTCAATAGACGGTGAGTTCTCACTGAATCCGCCGTCCATTCCATCCATAGGTGTGGATTGGTATAAAAAAGCGATGGACAGCGCCAGAGTCCTGACCGGACCGTCCGTGTTCGGGTATGATGCGAAGGCAAACAGACTGCTTGCCGGCGGCGAAGCAGGGCGAGAGGTCGTATCCGGAGAAGGGCATCTGATAGACCTGATAGACAGCGTGGTCGGAAACAGGTTCGGCGCGTTAGACGGCGTTTTAGGGCGCCTGGGTGACGCGGTAGACAAGTACCTGCCGAGAATCGCAGAAGGCCAGAATAAGCCTGTCGTGCTCGATACGGGGGCGGCTGTGGGCGGTCTCGGCAAACCGATGAACCGACAGCTGAACATTTACGCGGAGAGAGAAAAATGGCAGTAAAAACGAGAAAAGCATTCGGCTGCACGATCACGGTCATAAAAAATAACGTCAGCTTCCATACCTTCACGGACTGGAAGCTGACCATCACGAACAACAATTACATCGGGGAACCGGAAGTAGAACAGAACTATCTCGACATACCGGGAAGACCGGTTCCGCTGGATTACTCAGAAGCCCTGACGGGAAAGCCGGTGTATAAGTCAAGACCGCTTCACATGGAGATGGCAGCGGTCAGGGACTGTATGTCGTGGGATGCTGAGATATCGACGATCAGGAACGCGATTCACGGCCAGAAAGTGAAGATCACATTCGATAATGACAAATCGCATTACTGGCAGGGAAGGATATACCTGAAGGAGTACGACAGGGAGAAGACAGTAGGAAGATTCGATTTGGACGTTCCTGTTGCGGATGCTTACAAGTACGAGCTGACCAGCTCGCAGGAGCCGTGGCTGTGGGATCCGTTCGATTTTGAGGATGATGTCATCAGATACATCGGAACATTGGAGATCACGGACAGCTACATTCTCGACATTCCGAAGGGAGACATGCCGACAGTTCCGGTCATTAATGTGACGGCGATCACATCGAACACGCTGACAATGAAATCGAACTCGAACAACAAGACCTACACGCTGGCAACCGGAAGGAATCGTTTCCCGGATCTGTTCGTGAACGGAGCCTCGAACGTAAGACTGACATTCACCGGAAGCGGTACGGTAAAAGTGGATTATAGAGGCGGTAGTCTGTAATGTATGTATTTTACTTGGATGACAATATCATATACCAGCCGGGGGATGCCGAGTGCATGGTAACGGATCCTCAGGTGGACTTGACGATCAACGAGGCCGGGAGCTGTGAATTCGGACTTCCTCCGGAGAATCCATATTACGACAGTATCCATCTGAGAAAATCCATGATAAAGGTCAAGCGCGACGGGGTGGAAGTGTTCTGCGGAGAAGTCCGGGAATGTCCGAAGGACAAGGACAAGATAAGAAGGGTATATGCTGTCGGGGAGCTGACGTTCCTGCATAACTCCATACAGCCCCAGATAATCTATGGTGAGATAACGCCTTATGTGTTCCTGTCAAGGGTACTGGCGGCGCATAACAACCAGGTCGAAGCACGGCAGCAGTTCACGATTGGCACTGTTACGATATCGAACGGATTCAATCCGATTAATTTCCAGACGGATCACAATGAGACGATTGACGCCATCAGGACAATGTTGCTCGATAATTTGGGCGGCGTTCTGAGGGTGAGGAAGGTCGGGAACACAAGGTATCTCGATTACATAACACTTGCGGAATACGGAGCCTATAACACGCAGGGCATCACATTCGGGGAGAACCTGATGGATTATGCGGAGAACTATTCCGCGAATAACGTCGTAACGGCGATCATTCCGCGAGGGGCGACAATCGAGACCGAAAATTCAGACCTGACGAAGCACGTAGATATCACAAGCGTGAACGGTGGAAATGATTTCCTTGTCAACACATCTGCTGTCGTGAATTTCGGCTATATCTGGAGAGTAGTGGATTTTGACGGCATCGAATCCCCCGCAGAGCTGAAGCAGGCCGGTCAGCAGTATTTATCGGACAATCAGTATGACGATATGGAGCTGACGGTCACGGCGGCAGACCTGTCACAGCTCGACACGTCGATTGATGGGTTCGGCCTCGGCGACAGGGTGAGAGTCCTGGCGGAGCCGTATGGAATGGACAGGGTATTTCCGGTAAAGTCGATTACTTACTATCCGCAAGCCCCGCAGAACGAGCGGATACAGCTCTCTGCAAATATCCGGAGAAAGAGCACATACACGGCGTCGGCGGCAGCGGTAGCTTCGGTTACATCGGCGGAAGCGAAGAAAGAAGACCTGACGATAAAGAAAATAATCATGCAGGAGATGTCGAACATCGTTGCACAGTTCACGGGATCTGCCGGCGGTTACAAGGTGTCCGAGTACGATGCGAACGGCATGTGGCTCCGTGATCTGTACATGGATGCACCGAACAAGGCGCAGGCAACGAACATCATGCAGATCAGCATGGCGGGTATCGCATTCTCGCAGAACGGATACAATGGTCCGTATACGTCAGCCTGGACACTGAACGGGACGTTCAACGCAGACAGGATCCTGACCGGGACACTCCTTGCATCGCTGATCAAAGTGGGAATCCTGTCAGATGTTCAGGGAAACACATCATGGAACATGGAGACTGGACAACTCATCACGAAGGCGTTACAGCTCGTGTCAACATATCTGACGATAAGTAATACGGGAGCTATAACATCCAGAACACTTCCGAACGGACAGGGAGTGTCAGAAGAAAGTCTCGTGATAGATAGGGCTGTCATTGTAGGTAAGCGGTATGGAACGGATGTAGGATATATCGACCTGTCTGCGGACACGGATTCGGGAGATGGAACAGCGGAATATGATGCGGTTGTAGGAAGTAATTCAACACTGAGATTAGAATTCTACAGACAGATCGACATAGTAGACAAATACAACGATACGCTCGTAGCTTTCATTGACGGCAACGGATATCACGGACCTATTGATGAAAACTGGCTACCGTAAACGACAGTAATCCATATAGATAACGGAAACGGCAGCGGAAGTGGCAGCGGTAACAATAACAATAGCAATAACGGCGGATTGTAAAGGAAGGGAATGAACATGCCTACGATATCACAGCTTTTACAGTACATATTAAGCAAAAGATACGGTGAAGAAGTCAGGGGAGCTATCCATGATGCAATCGAGAAATGCTATCAGGACGTGAACAGCGTAACCTTGAGAGAAGATGCTTTTCAGGCGGCTCTGCAGGCCGCGATAGATCACGGCGACATTCCGGGCATGGTCATCGCAGACAACAGCATCTCCGGAGCGAAGATCCAGGACGGGACAATCCCGCTCAGGAAGCTGTCAGAGCCGGTGCTGATCACAGCCGACAGCGCACTGTCAGACAGCAGCACGAATCCTGTCCAGAACAAGGTCATCAAGAGTGCGCTTGATGAAGTAAATGGATCTTTAGCGCATATATCACTATCCGATGAGGTTAAGTCTGCGCTGCTTGATTGTTTCAAACATGCGGCGTGGGTTGATAATGACGGGCCAAATTGTTATGCAAGCCTATATGACGCATTGTATCCAAACACAAGTTTAGACCATATTACAGCGGTATTCGTACAGGGGTCGTTTGTTGTAGAGCCAGAAACTCCTCTTAACGCTTTGAAACCATATTTGACGGTTACAGGTCATTATAAAGATGGAGCAGCTATAGTCATTACAGGCTATATTTTATCTGGAACACTAACGGCAGGAATGAGCACGGTTACAGTGACAAGAGATGGTAAGACAGCGACATTTAACGTTAATGTAACAAACAATCCTGCACTAATCTACAAACTTCCGAGTGGAACAGACATCTCAAATCGGGCAATAGATACAAACGTACCTGTATTTGGAGCAAACGATAATTTTACTATACTAATAAAGGCACATATGAACGCCCTGCCTAATGACAACAACACAAAGTATTTGCTTAATCACGGGTATTTGGCTACCGGAACACTCAGACTTGGTCTTATTTTTAACGCCAATTACAAAACGCTGACGTTTATTTCGAATGTTATGTATCAGGACAACGTCCCAATCAATATAACTGGAAACGAATATGAGTGCAACGTAATGTATGTGATACGAATGAGAAACAAACGTGTCACGAAGAAGTTTTACATAGATAGCACTTGCTATATTGATAAAGATGAAGATATCTCATCGTATATAAGCGATAAAGATTTTACGGGGGATTATATGATATCGGCATTTGCTAAGACTACAGAAACAAACGGATTTTTCCCGGGTGTTGTTAATTTACTTGCGATATACAACTCTGCGCTGTCTGATGATAAAATCGAATCTATTATGGGCATCGAGATATAACATGTCGAGGAGGGGATTATGCCAGTATATAATTATTCAGGAACAATAATTGAGCCATTAGCATACGTAACACCTCAGATGTTCGGTGCAAAAGGTGATGGCGTTACGGACGATACAGCGGCTTTTCAGGCAGCCATAAATGCCTCTCGTAATGTGTATGTTCCGTTAGGAAAAGAGTGTAAATATGTTATTACAGATACACTCGTTTGTACCAAAATCCAACAAACAATCTACGGAGATTTAGAGAATCCTGATTGGGCTGGTCACGGGGTTATATACTTTAACAAGAGCAACAGCGTGCTCTTTGATTTCAAAAACGGCTTACAAGGATGTGCAAATTTAAGCATACTTACCGATCCGAACACAAACAATACGGCTATTCGGTTCAGCAAAGATAGCGATAGAACGAATGCAGATGTAAGTGTCCATAATTGTAGTATAAAAAATTTCGGCGTGGCTATTGACCAATACGGAAGAGGGCTCAGTGTAAAAAGGAATGTGTTTTTTGATTGTGTGACAGCAATAAAAACAACTCTCGTGAACGAACCACGATGGGATCATAGCAGTCCAACAAACACAGAATTGCTTCAAACGTATCCAACGTATAACGGACGCAGTCTGTTTGTAGCGGATAATCGTTTTCATTCGATAGGCAGTAAATATTTACATGTTTTATCTGATGATTATACATCTGACAGTACCACAATTAAACAAGTTCTAAATGGTGCGATTATATCCGGAAACATGATGGACATGGGGTATGGAAATATCGTGATTGATACTCCGATGAAAGGCTGCGTTTTTAGCAACAACGAAATATTGAGAATGCTGACAGCAGATGTAGTTTTTGAGTGCAGTGGTGGCGCAAGCGAATGTACATTTGCGAACAATACAATCCGAGGGATTGTTGATGATAACTATCCACAGATAAATGCGTGTGCAAAAGATTGCTTTGCATTCAATGGATTAGAGAGTACGAGTTTCACAGGCAACATAATTGAGAACCTTAAGCAGAGATGTATATATTGCTATGGAAACTTCAAGCACAATACCATAACTGGTAACGTTTTTAAAAATTACGGCTTTGATACATCCGTAAATCAGTATATGAGAACGGCGTTTGATATCCCTGATAGCGAGTATAGCGTCATTTCCAGCAACTCGTTCGATTCAGTTTCAAATTTTGATGGCTACTTGGTTAGGGTTAGAAATCCTGCAACAAATGTTTGGAAACATAATATCTTCAACGGAAACACATGTATCAAACGTGATGCACAAGAAGTGTTAGTTCCTACTACTGAAGGAACCGAGGATAATGTCGTACAGGGCATATCATAATGCACTAAACGGGCATTTAGGGACTAAAAAAGGGACTTGAAGTCCCTTTTTATTTTGCATTTATTAAGCTCCGCATAGCGGTCGGGGTTCGGGTTCTCCCGAAAGCAAATTGATATCAATTTGCACTGCTTGCAACTTTTCAGAAAAATATTTGAATTAATTTCCCGATTGCGCGGGCGCAATTTTTCACAGTATAACCTTCGCAAAAGCGCCATTTTTAAGGTGATGAAAAACGAAGGTTATGAAAACCTGTCCCTCTGGCCGCGTATATTAGTAGGAACTTTCCGGAGATCGCAGAAAAACGAAGGTGTCCGTGTTGCAATAATGGCAAGTCAGGATGACAGCCCCACCAAACACCACATAATTGTTGATTAAACTACACGAAAACTTGTTCTATGAACGGTTGTTTGGTATAATAGAGAGGTAGAGAAAAGAATAAAAAAGACGGAGCCAGGAGAGCGACTACCAATCAACAACTCCTGACTCCTCACCACTAAGGGTTGAGGATAGTATATCACATCCCTCCCCT